GGAGAAGGGGCTGACGGTATCATCATAATCACGGAGTTCTTCTAATGCGTAGTGCAATAATTGATAACGGTGTTGTCACGAATGTGATCGTGGGCAGCATTCCGGGCAGCATTGAATGCGGTACCGATGTCAGCAAGGGCTGGGCGTATTCGGGCGGAAAGTTTGTCGCGCCACCTGAATCTGATCCAGAGTCGATCACGCCCGATCAGGTAAACCAAGAACGTTCACGTAGGTTGCGTGAAGGTAAGGCGATTAGCGTTACTGGTTATGGCGATATTCCTGTGCAGGGGCGAGACCAAGACCAGATTACTATCCTTGCCCTTGAGGCTTCAGCTAAGGATATGAAAGCATCCGGTGTTACATCAGCAGTGTTCCCATTTCGTGATCGTGACAATGGAAACCATATGCTCACCCCCGATCAAGTAATTGAACTTATGTCTAAGGCCAAGCAATTTGCACAACAGATTTACGTAGCGTCTTGGGCCTTGAAGGACATGGCAGAGATTCCTGAAGATTACACTGATAACAGGTGGTGGCCATAATGGGGTATAAACTAGGACAACGTAGTATGCAGAACCTCTCAGGTGTTCATCCTGACTTGGTTGCTGTAGTTAAACGAGCAATTGAGATTACAGAGCAGGACTTCAGCGTGATCCGCCGTGCCTGAATTTTGTGGGAGATGTGAAACCGAGAAAGATAACTCTTGTTTTCACAAGAGAAAAATGCCATCTGGGAATTATACTCTACAGTCTTGGTGTAAAGATTGCTCTAAAAGTAATGCCAAAAGGTGGGGCAAGCACAAAAGAAGAACTGATGTTTCTTGGAGAAATGAGCAGAACAAGAAAGCCAAAGATTATAGAGACAACAACCCAGACTTTGTGCAAAAGGTATTAGAGAGAAACAGAGATCGTTCCAAACAGCATTATATTGATAACAGGCCGTATTATGTTGCCAAAGATGCTGAGAGAAGGGCGGGAAAGATAAAAGCAACCCCACGTTGGTTGTCTAAGGAGGACCGGGAACAGATACGGAGAATCTATGATGTTAGGCAAAAGGTATCTAAAAGAACTGGCGTTGAACATCATGTGGATCATATCGTGCCGCTTAAGGGTGAAAATATCTGTGGGCTTCATGTGCCTTGGAACCTCGCAATCATACCTGCTAAGATGAATCTATCGAAAGGAAACAAACATGGGTAATTTTACTTGGAGCGAACGTAGCAGGCAGAACTTGTCTGGTGTCCACCCTGATTTGGTAGCTGTATGTAACCGTGCGCTTGAGATTACTACTCAAGATATGATGGTTTTGGAAGGTGTTCGTAATATTGAACGTCAACGTCAGTTGGTAGCTCAAGGTAAGTCACAAACCATGAACTCACGTCACCTGACAGGTCATGCTGTGGACCTAGCGCCTTATCCTCTGTCTTGGGACTGGGAATACTTTTGGCCTATTGTTGAGGCTATGCAAAAGGCTGCTGAAGAGCTTGATGTAGACCTCACCTCTGGTGCTTATTGGGAAAACTTTCCAGACGGACCACATCACGAGCTTAGCTGGGGGTCTTATCCGAAATGAGTGAAGACAAACAATGGCACCTTAGCAAGAGCGTTCCCATTACCTTCATTCTTGCTATCGTAGCCCAGACCATCGCTTTGATCTGGTTTGTAGCTACACTAAGGAATGATGTGGATACCAATGAAGCACAACTACTACGTCACGAAGTTCGTATTGAAACTGTAGAAGACATCGTACAGAACCAAGCCGTTATGTTGGCTCGTATTGATGAAAACCTAAAGGCTATCCGTGATGCAATCGAAAGAAACGAACAAAACTCAGCCCGGTAAGAAGACTTGGAAGCGTGAGGTTGCAGGACTATTATTGCTCGGCCTAGCGTATGTAATTTACACCGATGATGTGGAGATGACAAATGCAATCGTTTGGCCGGTTATGTTCTTTGCCGCTGGTGCTTTTGGTATTGACGCTGCCGTTAAGCAGTTGCGGAAGTAACCCCCTGAGCCTTCTCACTGGTGGCGGGCCTAATGTGGCTGCTAATGTTCAGGCCGGTAAGACCAACTCTCAAACAGTTGGAACTACGAATGTCACTGAGCAGAAGTTGGTTAGGCCACAGGCTAGGGATATTCGACAGTCAAACGACACAAACAAAGTCCAAGCTAGTGAGGTTGACACTGTAGTTGTAAATGAGGTTCCTGTGTGGGTAATCCTTCTCCTAATACTTGGTTGGTTATTTCCATCGCCGGGGGAAATCGGAAGATCAATATTGTCAATATTTAAAAAGAAATAGCCCGCCTGAATTAACAGACGAGCCATTCTCACAGTACGTTAGCACGAACTAAGAGCCTCTACCATTAGTTTGGTGGGGGCTTTTTTCTATTGTAGTGCAGCCTAACAGCGTACTCACACATAAAGTGCTTTGGGTGTTTCAGGGTTTCTGGTTTGCTGCTTTAAACTCTACTACAAACCCTTTTTCGAGTATCTTTATTTTTGTCTAGTGGTGCCCCCACCCGGACTCGAACCGGGACGCACAAAGCGCAAGATTTTAAGTCTTGTGTGTCTACCTATTCCACCACAGGGGCCTTAATTTCTTACGCAGGATCACCTGCTACTTGGGAGCCAATCGCAACAATGCAAGCCTCTGTACCGGGTTCTACTGGTGTGTTAGGCATCCCTTTGTGGAAAAGAGCAATAGACCCCAATTTCCCATCCGACATGGCCCGAACAATAGTTAGAACAAAACCACCTAAGTTAGGGTCGTATTTATAACTGGCAACAGTGGCACCATAAAAACTAGCAAGTTGATCCGGGCCTTGAGGGTAGTCCTCTAGTTTGTGGCAAGCAGGAGAGTTTTCAATCTCAAAAGTGCAAAGTTTTACAGCGGGACTACCTTCAATAATCCGGCAGGCTGCTTTCCCTTGATCTGCTAGAAGGGCAGAAGGCACCGTTAGCATAATGAGTGTCAAGACAGTCTTAATCATTTCGTTTCCTCAAACTCTTGTGTTCCATATTCCTCAAACTCACTCTGAAGGAACATTGTATTGTAGAGTGTCACTACAGATAGGGACTTAAGAAAGTTCCAAACATACCCAACAGCCAACACAATAAGCAAAGTGAACACTAGATTCACTACAAGTAGTATTTCAGTCATTTTCTTAGGTAGCCCCTTTCAGTCAAATGGTGGTGTAGGTGGGTAGTACTTGAGTGCCCAATAACATAGGAACACTACCCCGATAAGTGTCAAAATATCAATCATTTTCCTTCTGTAGCCTGTTCTGGTGGGTTGGGTAGCGGCATCCAGTGGGTTGGTTCTTTAACTGGAATATAATGAAGGTCGAATAGGATTCCCCCATATTCGTAACCAGAGCAAGCCCACCCTACATGCCCCTCATCATCTGGACAATTCAACCACATAAAACAAGTAACTTCCAACCCATTCCAACCAATCACCTCGGTTCCATCTTTGGGTGCAGTCTCTATCGGTTGCCATTCCATAGTATACCCCTTCAATTTAGTCAAATGGTGGTGTAGGTGGGTAGTAAATCAGAAGGTAAACGGCTAACCCAAAGATTGCGATGGTTTGGATAGCATCAATCATTTTCCCTCCGTGGCCTCGATCATCCAGTCAAGATATACGCGAGCCTTCTTCAAGTCCTCAGTCCCATTCTTATACTTGTAGCGCCACAGATACTTCATGACATTGCCTTTACAGTAGCTCTCAAACTCATCACCAAGACTTGCACGGATAGCGTCAATGCACTCCACTCCATGTTGATTATAGTGGCTCGGATGATTTACATTATCCATCTTACGTCCTTCCTCTCTTATCCATTCGTAGTATCGCACTAGATTCCTTCCTTGGTAAACACTTCAATCCAAGCCTTGCATATATCACTTCTTACAATGTCGTCAACCGTAAACTCGATAATTGGTATTGGAAGCATGTGTTTCTTTGCGTAGTGAGTAATCTTGGATAGTCCGTCAGCCTCCTTTAGATCACTTTGTTGGATGTCACCATTAAGGACCAATTTAGAACCTTCACCAATACGAGTAACTAACATCTTAAGTTCTGGTAGTGTGATGTTCTGTGCCTCGTCTACAATAACAAAGGTATTCTCGAAGCTACGTCCACGCATAAGAGCCAGTGGTGCTACCTCAATGTTCTCATTCTTAAGTCCAGTCTCTACAACTCCTTTGCTCAAATGTCGCTCAAGAACGTCTACTACAGGCAAAGCCCAAGGCGCACATTTCTCCTCCAGAGTGCCCGGTAGATAACCAATGTCTTTACCCACAGCCACATGAGGTCGGGTGATGACGATCTTATTGATGTTCTTAAGGTGGTACTGATTAGCAGCGAAGGTAGCTACACAATAGGTCTTACCAGTACCAGCAGGCCCAAAAACAATAACTTGATCCGACTCTTTAAGTGCTTGTAGGTACTCCTCTTGCTTTTCGTTTCTAGGTAGCAAGTGGATTGGTTGTTTCTTCTCATCGTGCTTAGTCCTAGTCCTCCGAGTCTTTGTCTTGGGCTTCTGTTGTACCACGAAGGTTCTCCATTATGCTTTGTCGTTGTCCATCAGTGTATGTAGTCCACATGCGGATTTGCTCTTGAATTCGACCACACCCTATACACACCTCATCCTTTAACTTGCACACTCTAATACATGGGCTGTCCATCCTATCCCCCAGTCAAGGTGAGCAGTTTAACGTCTTGCTCAGGACAATGTGGATACCATTCGGCAGAGCCACTACCTCTTATACCCCACAGGTACCTCCCGTTCCCGTAAGGTCGCAGATGTCATGGGCCTCTACGTGTTCTTCAAACTCTTCACCCAACTTATCCACAGCCTCTTGATACGGCACAGACGTAAGAGGTTGCCCTCCACGAGAACCGTCAGGATAACATGTGAACCCACGAAGGCGGTGCGCGTAAGATGCAAGTGTCTGAGAAAACTTATCTACAGTGTCCTCACTATTCAGCTTACTGCCCCATGCGGGGAGGTTAATCGTAGAACTGATACTCATGTCAACGTAGTCCTGAACATCCGCTTGGAACTTAATCCGACGCTCGTAGTCGTTAGCTAGATCAAGCGCACTCTCTACATTCTCAGGGTCAGCCCCATAACGGTCAATCAACTCTTGAGCGGCGCTGTCAACAACATACTGATAATGCCAACGGTTGCCACCTTTAAGATACCGACGTTTGTAAGCTACAGCAAAGATAGGTTCAATGCCAGTAGATGTGCCTGCAAGGATGCCGATACTTCCAGTGGGTGCAATGGCCCGATTAGCAACAGGACGTGTGATACTCAACCGATCTGCAAACTGTTTACTGACCTTATCACTCTCACCTTTGTAAACAGACAACCAGCTGTGTAGCTCAGGTGTTACCTCGTATTTGTAGCCACGTTGAATAAGCCACTCGTGCATCCCCATCAAACCAAGGCCAAGGCGACGATTCTTCCAACGAACTTCTTTTACCTTGTCATAGGGCAAGTCAGCTTTGAGTGTCCCACAGATAAGGAACATCGTAGCCAGTCGAACAACATCCTTCAACTCAGTAATACTTCCAATACGACCAAAGTTAAGGGAACCAAGGTTACAAACATCGCTGTCGTCCTCGGAGGTTACTTCCGTACAAGCGTTCCGCAGTGTCTCATTTTCCTTATCGAAGAAGTTAAAGCTGAAACCCGGCTCGGCAGACTTGAGGGCTTGTTTCACGTTCTCCTTAAAGACATCACCCGGATCACCCGTGTCGTAGAAATTAAGAAGCCACTTAGTGTCGTAGTTCACACTGATGTTGGTCATGTCGAGCGGAGCAGGGAAGTTAAAGTCGCTTTGCTTAATGTCCCATAGGCTCTTATCAGTGCCAGCTACAGGCATATCAGCCCAATCCTTAGCCTTAAGGAAAGCCTTTACATCTGCGTGTTGCCAGTTGAGGCTTGCATAGATAGCACTCCGGCGAGAGCCACCTTGCATAACACGACGACCAATCTCATTAATCATATTCATTTTTGGGATAGGTCCAGACGCTTGACCACCAGTGCGTTGGATGGGCGCACCCTCCCCACGATACACACTATAGTCAACACCAATGCCACCACCAGTCATAAGGCAGCTTTCAGCTTTCCAAGACAAGTCAGCCCAATCCTCACGACTATCCTCTTCTGCACGGAGCAGGTAGCAGTTGTTGAAGAACTTGTTGGATCGGCCTGCATAATAGAGATAACGACCACCGGGAATAAACTTCATATCTCGGATGTAGGCAACCAACTGGTCTTTGTCTTCTCGACTCATGGCTTGATCGCCAGCAACACTACAAACATCATCAACAAGTGTCTTAGCAAGGGCATCCCATGTCTCAGCCCCAGCGTGTCGATACTTATGGTTAAAAATGTCTTCAGAGAACTTGCTGCGGAACATTGGGTTGAGGTTGGATTTGTAGTTATTCGTCATATTGCTCTTTCTCTTCTTTATACAAACGGTTCTTCATTGATTGTGGAACGCCAAGGTCATCAAGTTTCTTCTCAGCATACTCCAGAGAGATACGGCCCTCGTGGTATTGGTTGATGACACTGTCGCCCACGAGAACCCAAGCTGGAATCACATTGTTAAAGCTCATAGCAAATCACCTAAGAGTCTGTCGGCTTCTTGGTCTGCTATGTAGGATTCTAGTTGTTGCAATCTATCACGGAGACGTTCTGATTCTATCTCTAACAGGGAGATGCGCCTCAACAAGTCTTTTTTACCACGATTAGTTAGGTTTGCGGGTTCCTCATCGTACATACGCTCGTCTTCTGCGTACTTATCAAAAGTATAATCCATTATACTAGATCCTCCAGTTTTACTTTGGGAAAGTCCTTGTTCTTCACGATCTTTCCATCCTCTCGACGCTTAACACTCCCATCTGGTTGCACACACCGACCTACATTGTTCTCATGCACCCTACGAACAGCTTCATCTAGGTCATAGCCCATAGCGTTAGCATAACCATATAGAACATATACAAGGTCGGCAAGCTCCTTCAGATCACCCTCACTCTTACGCATACCCTCTTTGGCCCACTCATCAAGTTCCTCTCCAATAAGTTTTACATACAGACTAGGGCTAGGTTTTTGACCTGTCACATTAGAAAACTGCTTCACCATGTCTAGGGGGGTTAGGTCCACCTCGTAATCACTGCCGGTGTAGTAGGCTTCCGATTCTTCCCAGTTATCAATTTCTTCTTGTGTTAGCATTATTCTAACTCCTTCCATAGTTGTTTCACAACGCGGCCTAACGGCCTATAAAGATTGTCTGTGTGTCCTCATCCGCATGATGCTTCCAGAAATACCATGCAAAATTATCAGTGCTTGTGTGTTTACTGTCCTTGAACCATTTAAGCCTACCAACACTCACGACCTTACTGCACTTAGCCATATAAGGACTAAAATACTTATTGTGCATGTAGTCAGCCGGAAGCAAAAGCCAAGTAGGTTTCAACGTAATAAAGTGGTCAATCATAGGTAAGAGAACGTCGCGAGAAAAAGGTGGGTTGGTAAGGATCAGGTCACAGTTTTGCAGTTCATGCTTAGACAAGCACATAGCGTCCCAAATTTTACCACACCCACGATACTCTACATCTGATTCCCACCTACACACAGCTACATCAGCCAACAAGTCCGTCAGGTCTCCAGTTCCACAGCAAGGTTCTGCATATGACCTGCCGCGGATAAACTCTATGAACTTAGGTGGGATGGCGTTAGGGTCGGTTGTTGGGTAGTAGTCCTTCGGTATCTTGTTGTAGTCACTTCGTTTACCCATACTCACGCTCCAGACGTTTCAAACTAATCCACTCAAGGTCATAATTACCGTTATCCAACTCACGCTTAACTACCAGACCCTTCCGCCACTCACCGTTAGCTTGCCCTGCCCAGCCTTCTTCCGCTCCTTTGAAGCAACCCACCACAAGACCATTAAGCGGCGTAGGGCGAGCATCAGCCTTATGGTAATAATTGAATTTATGACTATGACCGACAGTAGCAGAACAGGCCAGCTTTTCAATAAGAGAATGCCCATGATGCTTAGTTGCCACAGCAGAACCATAATTCCCACTAGACACATAATGGCCGTAGAGGACACCATCATAGTCAAAGAGGGCTGGGGCGCTATTGTCGTACTCGTGGTATTCGTCGAACCAGTAGTCTGTTTGAAGATGCCCGAAGGAAATCCCGTAGTTTGATCCCTCGAGTCGTGGGTCGTGTTGAATAGCCTTTTTGATTCGATGTTCGTGGTTGCCTTCAAATCCAAAGAACTTGGGTCGTTTGCGCTTTGCTTGTTTGAACGGACGCCTAATACGCTCCATAGAATCGTTATAGACCTCAATATCTTTTTCATAGGACTGACTCACGATTGCTTGTGGATAACGAGTGTCGTAGCTGTTCAAACTCTTCATGTCCGCACCATCACCCAAGTCAACTACATAATCAGGTCGGAGGTCATACAGGAACTGTCCTAACCAATCGAAACGCTCATTTCCTACTGAGGGGTCTGCATGTGCACAGGAGTACACTACTGCTGTCTTACTCATGTCTAATCTCCAAAGGTTCCATGTTCACATCGAAGTATTTCTTAACCTCGTAGGCTTCGTCCATTGACCCATACCAGTAGTTTACCAAGGACACCTCACCGTCTTCTTCAATCTTACACACAAGCATTGCTTCAGCTTCTTCAGGGATACCGTTGTTCCAAAGCTCCTCCTCTGGGAAGTCATCACGAAGGTAAGGCCCATCAACTACACCCCAAATGTAAGTCTTGCCGGTCTTAGTTGCCGATGTTGGTGATCCTTTACCTAGTAGTTTCTTTAACCAGTTAATCATCTTCAAACTCTCTTTCAACGTAACCTTCTGTGAACCCCATGTTGTAGGCTTTCTCTAGGATTGCAAGAATACGATCATTGTCAGGGCTATAGCCTAGTTTGCGAATGTCCCAGTATAGGCTCTCAGCAAGAAACGCTTGTTTACTATTCATCTATCCAATCCTTCGGTATCTGCTTATCAGCCCACTGGAACCCATGTTTGTCACACCAATCGGCGTAGGTTGTCTTAGACTTCTTATTCAATTTATTCCGGCTATTACTGAAAACGAACCTAATGTCAAGTTCCGGATGCTGTTGCTTAATCAGAAGATGCTTTGACCTATCCTCTGACTTGAACCGCCCCTTAGTTTCAATTATGATTCCGTTGGGAAGTTCAAAGTCAATGAGGTAGGAACTTGGCTTACGTTGGTATTTAACTTTAGTCTGTTCATACTCATACGCAATACCCTCATCCTCAAGCTGTTTGGCTACCTCATACTCTAAGCCACTTCTAAAGTCGCTACGTTTCATTATCCAGCTTCTTCTTAACATACTTGAGTTGTTTGCACCAAGCCGACCATACAGAGTTAGGGACTTCGTGCCTATGCTTATTCTTAACCCAAGATGCCGATTCTTGCAGGTACAAACAGGCATCTACAAGGGACTTCAATTCACTTCTGGTGGGTTCCACATCTCACCTACCTTTCGCCTCAACCAAAGCAACCTAGCGTTCTCTAACACCCTGTCTGCGTCTCCATCGTAAGCCTCAACACAAGCCTTGTAGAGTTCCTGCTCAGTCTTACAATCCTTGAGCATCTTCTCAGCAGTCTTAGGCCCAACCCGGTAAAGACCGATGATATTATCTACAGCATCACCAGTAAGGATTTGACTGTAGAAGAACCTCAAGCCCTCAAACTCTTCAACCGTAGCCCACTGGTCCTTGAGGAAGTTGTAGTGCCTACATGGGACTTGCATAAAGTCTTTGTCGATACTAGCAATAACAGTGTCAGGACCAAGGTTTGTAGCTTCAATAGCGATTAGATCGTCTGCCTCCTCTCCTTCCGACATTGTGCAAGGATACTTCTCTTGTAAGTGGTCCCTCACACAGTTTAGATGAATTGGTCGCTCACTCTTACGGTTTCCTTTGTATGGTGCCGACTTACCAACCTCAACCCTAAAGTTGTTCTCCCCCGTTAGATACACATGATAGTCGTCAGAGGACGGGAAAGGCATATCTAGGGTCTTCTCCCATATATACTCAATCAGGTCATCCGCTTTCTGACGTGCTTCTTGTGGTGTACCGTCCTGAGCAGAGAAGGATGCACGGTAACAGATTATGTCTCCGTCAATGGCGACAAAGCCCTTATTTTTACCCATAATGGCGCTCCCTGTGGCAATTAGCGCATACCATGACGCATTTACCAAGTTCTTCTTTGGCTACAGACCACTCTCTCTTAAGGATAGCCGAAGGGTTGTCCACCTTCGTGTCGCCCGACAGATGATGAAAATCGTAAATGTAGTCCGGGTAAGAGTTCCCGCAGTCGTGGCAAGCATCTCCCATATACTCTACCGCCCTACGTTTTGCTTCTCTGGCTAAAACCCTTCCCTTCTCCCTTTTACTGTCAACCCAAGCTGGGTCTTGTTTCCATCGCTTATAATGCCTTTTTGTATTTGAAGTTGCACACGACTTGCACCAATACCCATACCCAGTTGAACTGTTTTTATCCTTAGAGAATCCGTCCAATGGAAGCCAAGACCTACATTTTCCGCAACCTTTCACCTCGGAACCACAAGAGAAAGAGTAAATAACTTGTTTAATCCCTTTACCAACAGGTTCAAACTCTAATCCATTGAGTCGCTCCTCTAAACTACCGTCCACGAGAACCTTTCCCATAACGCCTCCTTAGAGCAAAGTGAAGATGCCAGCCATGTAAAACAACCACCAGAAAACTGACAAGATAATAGCTGTGACTGTAGCTTCCAATGCTGTTTTGTCCCTAGCCGCAGTAAACACTGAGTAAGAATGACTAATTGCGAAAAGGCTCAAGATAATAATCAGATACCAGTTCATACATCACTCCAAGTCTCATCCCCATTCTCTTTAACCAATGCCACTTGTTCAATGTAGGTAAAACCACCAGCACGAGCAGCTTCAGCAAACACCCAAACAAGGTCTTGAACATCTGTCACGTCTTGATGCTCATACGTTGTCTTAGTATCCACACCGTCCTCGTTCATAGTGTGTTCAAAAGTCACTGTTACTTTCATTTCACGCTACCTTAAACAGTTCATCATTAGGATCAGGTTCGTTGGTCATCTCGTAAGCGACATGCTCAGTAACACCAACATTCTTCAGTCGAACACCAGCACCATTGCTGTAGGTCTCAAACTGGACCATAGCTTTCGTGCCATTGCCAAGAGGACCATCTTCCTCAAAGTTCCACCAGCGCTTATTGTCAGCACCTTCAGTCAAATTAACTACACCAACAGGGCCACCGTAATTCACCTCAACAGGACCGTTCTTATTCTCAAAGGTCTTGATATTGTCAGGGACAGGACGCTTCGGAGTAATAAATTTCCCGATCCCAAACTCTTTGTTTCCTTCCTTAATACGGTCACTGTTCATTGGGTGAAGGTCCAGCCCACCATCAACAAGCTCTTGAATCTGATCTTCAGATGTAAAGTAAGCATTAACAGTGTACTGACCGCCTTTGTCGTGAATGGCTTGTGCTGCACGAGATCCGTTAGGATCGCCCATGTCTGCATTCTCAGGAAACACTTTAGCGTATTCGAGAACCATTTCCATCGTGTACTTAGGCATATTGTTCATCTCTCTTGTTCACTTGGGTTGTATAATACAATTGGCACCCATTCTTGCGTTTGTTGCACAAAAACTGTATATAGCGAATCAGTGTTGCTAAAAAGACTCACTAATCTTGTGTAATTTACTCGCCATTCTCACTCATAAAATCAAAGTCGGCATCAGACACGGCTTTAGCATAACCAGCCTGCTCTCCTGATTTGAAACCTTTGTTATAACCTTCCTCAAAACCTAAGTTGTAAAGGTCTTTTAGCTCATAAGCACCCATAGACCCAGAGTCTACATAGTACGTAATCTTATTCATGCACCACTCTTCAAAAGTCATTAGTAAACCTCCAATTTAATGACACTCTGCATATGAGTACCCTTCTTGTGCGTCCATTCTAATTTCTTTGTTCAACTGTAGCACCTCGTTTACCTTGTCCATAGCCTTTTGAGCTTTCTCATAAACCTCACCTTGGCTGCCTTCAGGAACACTCGTAAGCCACTCGTCGTGGTAATTCATGTGCAGTACGATACCCTCCTTACGACAGAACATAGTCCACAGGTTGAACACATAATCACCAGTCCCTTGAACAAGAGTAGAGAACCTGTCCTTGTCATACCGAAGGCTGTAGTAGAAACCGTTGACAGGGTTCTTTAGCCACATGCTACCATCCTTTAGCGTTTTGACATACTGCTCTTTAGCAACCTTTTGGACAGCCCAATTCTTCTGCCAATAGGTATCCAATAATGCTTGTGCCTCTTTCTCAGTCATACCAGAGTTACGAGCAAGTGTCTTTTTACCTACAGAATACTGAGCGGCATAGTTAACCGTCTTAAAGGGTTTCCTAATCTTATGGACCTTTTGGTATGCAGGGTCATCCTCGTTCCCATTGTTCTTGCATTCTACATAACGATTGTACTCCTCTTGTGTCACCCGTCCGGCTTCTACAGCCAGAGATACGTGTGGGTCAAACCCTTCGGCGTCCATCTCCTCGACATACTCAGGGTCATACGGCTGGATGAAATGCTGCTTAAGCGTATCCTCAAGAGATACTACATCAGCCCCGATCATGACCTTACCCCCTTCAGGAACAAGAACCCCACGACACCACTCACCATAATCAGACTCTACACCCGGTAGGTTGACCACAGGCGCTCTGTGTTGAAGCCTGAGTGTGTTTGTGAAGCCTCCTGCACTGGACACTACCTTATTCCCACTACGGGCATTCAGGAAGCCTTTCAAGACGCCTATGCGGTGACTAAGGACTGTCAGACCATCTAGTAGTTCAATGGAACTGTCCTTGGTCCTCAACTCACGGACACTTTCACACAGATGACCATCCTTACGAACCTGCTCAATCCTACGCTCTTCACCAGTGTCCTTGTTCCTGACAAATTTAAACGTCCGGGGTTTCCACCCAAGGTCAAACAACCACTGCTTTACTTGGTCTGTAGAGTTAGGGTTTCCATCCTCGTAGCCATCAACGTAAGTCACAGGTCCAGCAGTGTCCTCTGGCAGCTTTAGCTCACGAAGTGTTTCAAACCATTTCGTTCCGTGACTACTAAGGCTACCGTCTTTCTTGTAAACTACCTTGGGCTTCTCCTTTTTCTTGGTGATAGGATTCTTAGGCATTGCCTTCTTGAGCGCTTCTACCTTTTCCTCCTTCTTCTGTTCAAGCTCCTGAAGATATTTCTCACATAGCTCTACGTCTAGTGTAAGTGGGTTAGCCTCTTGCTCTCGAAGACAGTCCATTTTGAAGCTGAGGTATCTAATGAAGCGTAGGTAATCCATTTGAGTTACAGCCTCTTTGTATTCTGGAAGTATGGCTTTTATCTTCTGGACAGGGCTTTCGTTATTCATATATTTCCTTCAACCTCCGTTCCATCTTCTTCCAAAGCATCCAGTTGATCTTAGTCATTTAATCCAACCTAACTCCCTGCGCCTCTTATTGTAGGCTTCAACAGCCGAATCCTCGTCCTCAAAATAACCAATATCTTGATTTTTACCATTTACCCAAATTGTAGCTCTGTAGGAGCCAGACTTGATCCGAGTGACACCTTTAGCGTTAAGCCTATTCCTATTATTCTCAGCGTATCCAACTGACCTAAGGTTGTTGACGCGGTTATCAGTCTTATCCCCGTTGATGTGGTCTATTATACATGGCTCAACCCCATGAAAAAGTTTGTAGCAAACCCGGTGCACAGACAGCCTCTGACCAAAAAATGTTGTCACTAGGTATCCCTGACTTGAAATTGACCCAACAGGTTCCCCAACTTTACAACGTCGAGAGGTCTTCTTTATCTTATACAATTCCCCTGTGTTTGGGTTATACTCATAGTATTGATGAAGTATTCGTAGGTCTGGCATTGGTCTAGGTTCCATATATTTCTTCAAGCCTCTTCTTCATTTTTACCCAGAGTCTCCAGTTGATAGCACAGTCAGATTCACACCGATGGGCATACTCCTCAAAGCTAAGGTTCTGCCAGTCATCTACCTTCGGCTTAGCTACACCAAGGTCTTGACCCCACTCAGCCAACCCATGACGATTACGCTCAGGGTAAAGATACCAAGAAAGACTTAGGGTATCTACCCACTTCGTGTAGTCCATAGGAACATTAAGGATACGATTGAAAACCACCATGTCATGCCGGATACTGTTGTGGGCTACAAGAAGGTCTGCACTGTTTAGGACTGCCCTCATGTCATCGTAGTCACCTGTGCTGTGGTATGTCTCTCCGTCTCTTGTGTAGCTTAGGACGTGTAGCTTTGTGCATTCATATGCTAGTCCATCACTTTCACTGTCTAGCACTACAATATTCATTCATCTTCCTTTACGCTAGGTAAGGGCAACCAGCCGAGCAGCTTATTAATTGGCATCCCGATAATAGTCTCTGGGTGCGGAGAATCTTTGTACTGATAGACTTCTGTAATATGATAAAACCCCCAAATATTGTAGTAGAGACCGATAACTCTCTCCCCTATTGGTAAAGTTTCTGGCGGGTTCCAATCCCTGTTAAAATCTTCTGGGTTTCCGACCTTCATGCTGCTTCAATCCTTTCCTTAGCGATACGGAAGTATTCTTCATCAAATTCAATACCAATGAAAGAGCGGTTTAGGTTCTTGGCTGCCACGCCTGTTGTGCCGCTGCCCATTGTGAAGTCCAAGATAGTCTCACCTTCGTTGGTGTATGTTTTGATGAGGTATTCCATAAGGGCGACTGGCTTTTGGGTGGGGTGGAGACCTCGCCCCTTTTCTCTATTGTTGAAATACTGAACAGACGATGGATTTCTCACTTCTTTGTCATAAGTCTCAGGAGTAAATCCTTTGAACTTCAAAGAACCAGTGGTCTCACCTGTCGTAGAGCCATTATTACCGTAGTTCAACCGAGAAGAGCCTGAGCCTTTTCTTGGTTGCTTTATTGGATAGTAATTATGTTTTCCGTCAGAAAAGACTAAAACATTCTCGTGCTCTTTCATGGGTTGATACTTCAAAGCAGCAAAATTGGAGCCAACAGCTTTCTCCCAAATCCACTCATACTTAAACATCTTCACATTCGACATAACCAGCGCACTCGTAAACGGCTGGCTTGCAGTCATTACAATAGCACCATTCTTTTTTGTGACTCGCTTCAACTGCTCCCACATAGGCTCGAACGGAATAACACTATCCCACTTACAAGCAGTCGTTCCATAAGGCGGATCAGTAAGCACCATATCCACAGTTCCATCTGGAATAGTCTTCATAAATTCTAAGCAATCGCCTTGCATTAAGTTAAAACGGGATTCCATAGTCTCCCTCCTCTGTCTTTGGTTCAACAGGGCCAGTGTATTCACTAACCATTGTAGTCTCAACATCATACCGCAACATACTAGCAGGACCAGTGGTGGCAAACGGACGGTTCTTAGTCACGGTCAAGTATGTCGTGTTCTTCTCGTCTTGATCCTCAGTCAGTTTATCACGCTGTAGTTCAAGCAAAACGATAGCCTCTTCCTCGATACTCTTAGCATATTTTGTATGACCATCATTATTAACGTGAGAGATACCAATGATGCCTACGTTCTTACGCTTTGCCAGTTCCACCAACTTAACACCCAATTCAGTCAGGGCGCTAGTAGCTCCGTCAACACCACTAAGATAAGCCAGACGCTGAAAATGGTCGATAAAAATAAAGTCAGCGCCGTAGATAGTGATTGCGTGTTTACACTGCTTAAGAGTGCTTTCAAGCGGGTCGTGCGGGTCGATGTCGAATGATACAAAAGATTCCTCTCCAACTACCGTAAGCAATGCTTCCTCAAACTTTTCATCTGAGATGCTATTAAACTTCTGGTCTTCCTCGGTGTTTACATTGCAGCCTAATTCATACGTAGCCATCCCTCGTGCTGTAGTAGACTTCATCTCTTCCATAGCCAAGTTAGCTACAACCTTACCCTTGTTCTTAACCAAGTCGTGTTGCACATATCGGAACAGGGAGGTCTTTCCTACGCCGGGGGGTGCCTTGACTACAGTAATACCACCTTTGATCCATCCTCGCATAACCTTGTTAAGAGCCTCTACAGGGGTCTCTGTGTACTCGTAAGGGGTCTCATCCCTAACAGCCTTCAACCAGTCCTCAGAGCCGCTTGTGAAGCCCGCTGGAGAGTATTTCTTAGCTGCCCACCATGCAGACTTATACTCACGCTGCTTACCAGCCTGTAGGAAGTCATTAGCGTCTTTGAACTCTCCGTGGTTCATCATGTAGACTTTACCGGGAAACAGATCAAACATAACCTCTGCTACTTTACGTCCCGGCTCGTCATTATCTACACTCAAGATGATCTTATCGAAACTATCCAACCAACCTTTAGTCCGTTCCCACAGCTTTCCACTAGGGCTTGAGCTAGGAAGACTAACCACTGGGTTTTTGTAGCGGTTGTCAGATAGCATCTGGAAAGCTGCCATAGCATCATACTCCCCTTCGGTCACAGTAACCATCTTACTACTACCAGCAGGGAACAGGTTCATACCAAACAACTCGTTAATTTGACCACCTTTGAACGAGAAGTGAGCAAAATGGTCTTTCTCTAGGGTCACACGCCGAATTTTATATTTACCAGCAGAGGGGTAAGGAAACCGAACTTCATCATCTACACCTTCAAACCATTCACCCTGATACTTAGCCTTCCAAGGGATAGACTTGAACAGCCTTACTCCATAGAACTCCATAGTAGCAGGGGTGATGCCACGAGAACCAACATAACTACCGCTGGTGCTACTGCTTCCATTGTCTACGACCTCATCAAACACTGGTAGTTCCTCTCTAATGTCTTTAGGCACAAAGCCCTTTGTCGGGTAGCTCTCTTCAGCCCACTCAAACTTACGATCTTGGCTTGTTGGGTATGATCGACTACACACAAAACAACTACCATACCCATCTGTGTTGTAGCCAAATCCATCACTGCTACCACAATCAATGTAAGGACAAGGCTGATGGATCAACTCTTTTCCCATTTCTGCTCCTATCTCATGACTCTTAAGAATCAATCTTAAGATTCTTAATCTCTAAGTGTTTGTATACATACTAAGAGATGAATACTTAAGATTAAAACTTAAGAGTCTTTCTCGAAGGGTGTATATATGTATTGGCACCCATTTGCAGGTTTGTTACATCACTTTTTATTTCACACAATCCGTTCGCCATCAAGACGGATGTTACTTGCAACCTTTGGGCAGTGGTTTTTAGCGATAGCAATCAAAGCCTTACGTTGTTTATGTGTAGGCATAACCCGATTCACAGCGTGTGAAATAATTGAGATGGTTTGCCCATTCATCTGATCGGCACCTTCAATGAGCAGCGCCCGTCCCAGCTTATACCAGTTCTGATTTGCACCTTCTTGGTCGTCATATGAAACTTCAATGATCTTACCTTTGACCTTCACAGACTTTCGAATTTCAATCGACATGTCTTGTGCGATCTTATACTTGGCGAGTTGATTACGGTTAGTCATGGGATTCTCCTTTGTTTTCCATGATAAAGTTGAACTCTTGCATGAGTCTTTCGTCGTCTTCAAACGCTTGTTCAATCCAATCTTGAATCTGAGCCAAGCGCCACTCGTAATTATACTGTTCGTCTAGAACCACCTTAGCCATCTGTTGAGCTACATACTCTGAGTCAATATGTGGCCTTTCCTCATTTTCTTTTTGCTGCTTCACGTCTTCTACATAGTCTTTGTAGTGCTTTCCGTGTGCTTCCTCGTAACCTTTGAGTTTAGCTTCAGCAGCTTCTTTCACGGCAGGTGGTGTGGTAGGGTCTTCGACGAGTTTACGCAGCTTGTTGATTTTCCTACGATCATCCTTGTCTAACTTAGGCTTCTTTTCCGCTGTTGACTTCCCCTCCTTTGGTTTCTTGGCGAGTTCTAACACTTCTCGGATGCTGGTGCATTGGTTGAAATCCGCAGCACGCTGCGCTTTTACTTTGGCTACCTGTATATAGACTTGTGCTGTGCGTTCATTAAACTCACAGTTATCTTCGATCCATTGCTTCCACTCACCATGCTTGAGGCTTGCCTTTTTAGCAATAAGCATTTCACCGATCTGTGCAGCCTTGTTCTTAGCGTCTACCTCAAGAGACTGTATCTCTCGGTGCAGACGGTTCCAAGGCATCTCTAACACGATTATTTGATTTTGTTCCATACTCCCACACTTAAAGGTTCCTTTTGATTTTGTCAAGGAGTTCTCGCTCCCATCTGGATATTGTAGTTCCTGATACGCCAAACTCATATCCCACCTCTTCTTGGCTTTTCCCTTCGTAATATCTTTCTTTTAACACTTTTAGCTCTTTCAAGTCAAGACAAGTAACTGCAACACTCATCATATGGGCTTCGTAGTCCCGTTTCTCATACTCATCCGCATGATCTGGCGAGTAAGCCATGAACTCATCAATCTCAACTACATCACCAGACAAGACATACTCAA